AAAGGTATGGATATCTTGAACAATATCGGCAAGTTGAATCAACAATTAAAGGATATAGATGCACAGATGGGCAATTACCAACGTAATGTGGGTAATTATGCTTCGGGTTGGAATGGTCTTAATGTTTCCATACAACAGATTGCGAGAGAACTTCCGGCTTTGTCTGTTAGTGCCAATACTTTCTTTCTTGCCATATCCAATAACCTTCCTATATTTATTGATGAGTTAAAGAAAGCAAGGGGGGAATATGAACTTCTTAAGAAATCGGGGCAGACTGCTACACCTGTATTTAAACAGGTATTGAGTTCCCTTCTTAATTGGCAGACGGCTTTAGTTGTTGGGATAACTCTTTTATCGAGTTATGGAGGTGAGATAACCAAATGGGTGGGTAGCCTGTTTGATGCGAGAAAAGAAATTGATTATCTAAAACAGCTTCAGGAGGATTTGAATAAAGCTCAAAAAGAAGGTGTGAAAAATGCCCAAGATGAAGCTGTTAAATTGGATATATTATATAGGGCTGCTGTCAATTTGAATAAACCTATGGGAGAGCGGAAAAAAGCCGTTGAGGAACTGAAGAAGCAATATCCTTCATACTTTAAAAATATAAGTGATGAAAACATTCTTGCAGGTAAAGCGGCTGATAGTTATCAAAGGTTATCTAATGCCATATTAGCTTCGGCTAAAGCTAGAGCTGTGCAAGATCGGCTTGTAGAACAGGCTAAACAAAAATTAGACTTGGAAGATCAGTTGGCAGAAAAAGAAGAAAAACGTGCGAAACTTGAATCTGCTAGAGATCAGATGAAAGCACAATATGAATCCAGTCAAGGGGCAGCTATGGATACAGCTAGAGACATGTATGGGAAGTTAAACAAGCAGGTTGAAGACTTGGATAAAGAAATAGGTTCTTTATTAAATCAGCTATATCAAGTAGATAAGGCTAGTAGAGATATGGCAAATTCTATTAACATTGGAGATGTTACATTTAATCCTCATTCTGCCGATAAAGCATCGGATGATTTAGCGCAATACATGGAGAATCTTAGGAATAAAATGGCTGACTTGTCCGTTTCTCTCATTAAAGATGAGCATGAACGTAGTCTTGCTGCCATAGAGAAAGAATATAAAGACCAGATAGCAGCTGTAAAGGGATATTCTGAGGAAGAGAACAAACTTCGGGAAATGTTGGGGCAAGAGAGAATGCAGAAGATAGCGAAAGAGAATGAGGAATATGCTAAGAAGTTGGCAGAGGCTGAGAAAAAAAGGATCGAGGAAAAGAAAAAGTATACTGATGAGATGCTCAGACTGGAAGAGGAACAATCATCTCTCCGTATAGCAGCTACAAGTACTGGATATAAGGAACTTGAAAACATTATAACAGAAAATTATTCAAAAGGGCTGCTATCGCGAAAAGAATACGATGAAGCCATGCGTGAACTGGAGCGGAAAGCCGCAAACGAGCAATTACAGATACAGATAGATGCTGCTGAAAAAATGATTGAGATAGCGGAAGCATCGGGCGTGGTAAGCAAGCAACAAATTGAAATGCTGAGAGAATCCATAAAGGCTATGGAAGCAGAGATAGGTTCTATAAATGCGGATGATCAGTTGAAAAAAGCGGAAGAGCAACAGGATATCACACGAAGGAATTTTGAAGTGTTGAAAGGTTATTCTTCTGCATTGAAAGATCTTGCATCGGATATCGATAGCCCGTTTGCCGGTATATTTGATGGGATGGATAAGGGATTCAGTATTATGTCTGATAAGATATCGGGTGTTTGGAAAGAACTTACAGACGGTGAGAAGATGGAAAGAACTACCGAGATGTGGGCTTCTATGGTTAGTGGAATTGGTGAAATGATATCATCCATTTATGATCGCCAGATTGAAGCTATTGAGGCTGAACAGGAAGCGAATGAGAAAGCAGGTGAAGAGGAAATTTCCCGTATAGAGGCTTTAGAAGAAAGAGGTGCTATAACAACTGAAGAAGCCGAAGCGCGTAAACGTGCGGCGGAAGATAAAACGGCACAAAAGAATGCCGAATTGGAGAAGAAAAAAGCTGCATTAAGAACAAAACAGGCAAAGTTTGAGAAAGCTACCAGTATAGCTGAGGCGGCTATACAGATAGCAGGTGGTATTTTGCAGACGATAAAACAATTGGGCTTCCCTGCTGCAATACCTATGATAGCTGCTCTAGGTGCTATGGGAGCGATACAGCTTGCTACTATTATAGCGACTCCTATTCCGAAGTATGCCAAGGGTACTGATTCGCATAAAGGCGGATTGGCTGTAGTGGGTGATGGTGGTGTCCCTGAAACAATCGTTACTGAAAAAGGAGCGTATATTACTCCGTCTGTCCCTACTTTGGTTGACATCCCTAAAGGTGCGAAGGTTATACCTTATGCAGTGGATATGGACAGGATAAAGGCTCATGCAAATGATTTTGATGGTCTTATGGCATATAGAAGCGAAAACGATCTTCCTCCTGTATCAATAGTTAATGATTATAGTGAACTGGAGAAAAAGATAGGGCATCTGGAAAAATCACAGCAGATAGGATTTGCAAAATTAGCCAAGGCGATAAGAGAAAACAATTATCAGCAATTTTCAAAAAGTATCTGATTATGAGGTATACAAGTGACATATATGAACTTCCCTTGTCCGTTTTTATAGAGATTTATACCAATGATAGCAATACTATTGAATTTGACGGTGAGGACAAAGGGGCTGTATCGGCAAAAATTATCAATGACTATGTAGAAATTGTCGGGAGCAAACAGTTGTTCTCTGAGATATTGAATTGTAATGAGCGTATGAATCTTGCAATGACTGTGGAGTGCATGAAGGCATGTGAGAACATGATGAAGTTGAAAATGTATGATGAGGTGCGTGATATTCTGATGAAGATAGGTTATTCGTGTAAAAAAGGTGATGTAATGGCTATGAATGCTAGAATATCCGCATTAAATTCCCGTGCACAATATGATTTGGATAAGATAAGTAAGGAAAAGAATGAGGAACTGAAGGAGAAGCCTACAAAACGTGGATTTATAAATGAAGTTGTCGCTATTGGGAAGTATAATAAGATGTATATCAATCCGAAAGAATGGACCGCCGGATCTTATGCCTGTCTTGTAAGGCAGACATGTGACGAAATCGATGGGTTGAATCGTAAAACGAAATAATTATGTATTATCGATGTGAGTTACTTATAAATGGTCTGAAGTACAGGGTTACTGATGATCTTGAAAATTGGGACGAGGTGAAGGCTAGTTTCAAGAGAAATGACTATGACGGTGTTATCCGTACATTTTCCAACAAATTTTCTTTTGCTGGGGATGCTAGAAAATTGCTGTTAAAACAATATGATGAAGATTATTTGAATGCTTCTGCCTCAATAATAATAAGTACAAGAAATAACAGTTGGTTGTATAATGAACGGTTTAGTTGCGCTCTCAATTTTTCTACATTGCAGGATAATGGTCGTATCTTACAGATAAATGCCGTGGATGATAGCGTGGCGTCCATGATAAAGTCAAAAAAGGAACTCAATATGAATATTCGGTCGAAGAGGTGAAAAGCCCCATTCCTCTTGTTTATGACGGACTTGAACTTTCAGAATCAGCAAAATGGATTCCTACAGGTGATACATTGGAAGACGATGACACTCTTATTAATGTTTATTTCAGCAAGAAAATGTCACCAATGCCAATATATATAACTGCCAGTGATTCCTTAATAAAGGGGTCTCTTGAATTTAATGATCAAACAGTAGGTGGTGATGATGTATATTCGATAAAGGCTCTGAAATCAATTAGGATAAATATAGAGTTTAATATTGATATGTTTGTGTTTAGGAAATATCAGTCTGGTGCTTTGGGATATGATGTAAGAGGTGTGAGGCTCCAGATTATGAAGATAAGTAATGAGATTGATAGTAATGGGGAAGCGGTGACTACGGAAACGGTGATAGGAAGTTTTGAACTTACGACAGAATCAGAAACGCCAGTGGAAAAGAAGGTTTCGGAATCGTACAATATAAGTCTTTTGCATAATGATAAAATAATAGTGAGAGCTATGTATGTCAATGAGAAAGAAGAGATTGTACCTGTATTGCCGGATTTGCCATACAAAGTCTCAACATCAAGTTATTTTAAAGCATCATGGAAAAATCGAATAAACCCTGTTGAGATGGATGTTATAAAGCCCGATACATTGCTGAACAGATTGCTTAAAAGTATTAATGGAGAGAAAGATGGTTTGACTGGAGTGATTGAGGGGACAGGAGATAGAAGGCTTGATAATTGTATGCTCTTGGCGGCTGAATCAGCCCGTAAGATTCCTGGAGCCAAAATATATACATCCTTCACCAAATTTGCAAACTGGATGAGTTATGTGTTTGGTTATGCTTACGACATATCCGGGAATACAGTAACTTTTCGGCATAGAAGCAAATACTTCTCGGATGATGTTGTCAAAAGGATAGATGATTTATCTGATTATGAGATGAAGGTTAATTCTGCATTGGTGTATTCTCGGATACGGATAGGCTTTGACAAACAGGATTACGACACGGCTAATGGAAAGGATGAGTTCCGTTTTACGAATGAATATACCACAGGCGTGACCATGACGGACAATAGCCTTGAAATGATATCTCCATACCGTGCGGACGCATACGGCATAGAGTTCCTTGCTGACAAGATAGGTGAAGATACTACAGACAACGAAAGTGACACTGATTTATTTATGGTAGGGGTAAAATCTGATTCGTCTGGACTTAAGTATATATTGAACAGGGATTATCTTATGGGTGGCGTTCTCAGCCCTGACACAATGTTCAATGCCATGTTTTCCCCTCTTCTATGGTTTTGGCCAAATGAAGCATACATCGGCTCATCTGTTGAGATGCTTACTTTTGCGTCATCAGATGGTAATAGTGATGTGGGTATTGATGGAATGGGAGAAAGTAGGGATATAATTCTTTCAAAAAGGATGTTTACTGTGGCGGAGGTGGAATTTGAGACTTCGGATGTGGAACTTCCGGAAGATCTTACAGGAATTGTTGAAATGGAATACCAAGGCAAAGTTGTACAGGGATATTATCAGCAGGCTGATTACAATTTTACAAAATCACAAAGTTCAAAGGTAACTTTGATCGTGAAAAATTTAAATTCGTTATAAAGATTCAAATTTTAATTGTTATATTTGCAATGAAAGCTTGTGAAGTCACAAGTTACTAGAAACTTACGAAAAGACTATGATATCAATCGGAGATGTTTGTCCGTTATTCTTTAAACCGCTGAAATATAAATATTCAAATGCTGGATGTTTCAGACAAGTATTTTCTGTGTCAGACAACATCCTGCTGCAAATCTTTTGTGATAACGGCGAAAAACCTTCAGCTTATTTGAATGATAAGATCGGCAATATTTCCTCCAAGATAACACTGCTTACTTATGATGTAAATGAAAGCATTAAGATGTATTATGCCTCATTATCTCCTTCGGAGGGGATATATACAGTAACTATAGGCGATAAAGAATGTGAGGAGTTCTGCGTGTGTGAGAATATAGGTGATTCTATTCTGATTGAATATTCCCATAAAGATAATAATTCTGCGTTTGATAATATATTCTGGATTGATGAGGTTCGGCAGATGTTCCAGTTCAGAATAATAGGAGGATTCAAGCCGGATGGGGTGGAGTTGAAAGTTGAAAACGAACAGTTTGTGAATCAGAAGCAGGAGATAATAGAAATGTATTCTCTCCCTTATAAAACATTTGATTTTGTTTTCGGGACAAGTTGTGGCGTTCCGTATTATATAGCGGAGTTTATAAATAAGGTACTTTGCCTTTCTCACGTCAGCATAAACGGTAATTTGTTTGTACGGGAAGGGGATTCTGTCCCGGAAAAGATTGATACAATAGGTAAGAAACAGATGTTTATATATAAAGTGACTTTACGCCCTAGACAAAATGATATCGCCGGGATCGGAGGCAAAACAGAGATTGCAACTTCATCTTCAGGAATCGCGTTTTTACTAACTAATCCAGAAGAGGACGATG